AGTGGATTTATATTAACTTTAAACTATGTAGAATTGCCTGGTTTAGGTAAACAAGAAAGGATCGACCCGACTTTTATAGCAAGCGTTTTCACGGGAGCGTTAGCGAGTTTTGGACTTGAAACTGCAAAAAAAAGAGGTGATGGAACTTATAAGGCTGATGAAGAGAAAAAGAAAGCAGAAGCAGCAGCAGGGTTTGGCAATGGAGTGCCTTATACAATCATAAAAGTTGAAACTCCAATCAAGCTTGTACCAGATAAGCCAAGGATTGATCCTGTTTCTGGCAAAGAAATTGATCCTCAGAGTGGGAGGTTGACATGATGAGTGAAGATCTTTCAATTGATGCAAGGCAAGAGACTCGTATTGTCTGCACAGAAATGAAGCTCAAAAGAGCAGAAGAAAAAATAGGAGATTTAGAAGATAGGGTCAGACTTTTAGAGAAAAGGGTATTCCAAGCTGCCGCAGTTGTTAGCGCAGCTTTAGCCTTGTTAGGCTTACTTGCTCAAATCAGTAAGGCTTACTTATGAAGGCAGCAATAGAAACCGTTAAAAACATTATCTCTCCAGAGCAAAACTGGAGTAAGTTTTTAATGAAGATCGTTGGTCTATCTGCTATTTCGGCAATAGGTCTAATTGGCTTTAAAGCTTATAACGAATCAAAAATCGTTGATGATGGAGGCGACAAAGAAATTAGCGTTCTCTTTGAAGAAGATCCAAATAAAAAGCTAAAAGTAGAATCTCTCTTGAATGGCATTCTTACCAAGAACAGAGATATAAGTTCTGTCTGGTTGTATGACTGGCCTGACGCTAGAAATATTGTTCCTATTGCCAACTTCCC